ACCTGCAGGGTTAAAGGCTGTTGTATAAGGTCCTGATGTGCTATAACCCGTACTGCCTGCAGTAACTATTAATTGTACTTCTCCGTTCATATTATGTCCAGTATTGGTTTGACATTCTTACACGCAGCGTTAGATTATATAACTTGCCATCACGTGTTTTCTTTTCAGTATAGGTTGTATCATCTATGTTGACAGGTATTGCAATAGCCTTACCTGCATCGGTGCTTAACCATGTGACCTGATTACTTGCAAGCAATGAACGCAAAAAGATAAACTCATTCTCTGTGATGTAGTCACTATTGACCTGCAGCACCTGCTCTACTAAATTCCTTCTATCTTGCAAACCCCTATCATTTGCACTGAATACAGATGTTGTACCATTGAATAACACTTTGCGGTATTTCTTACGATCTATCTCATCTGTGATTTCAGACTTCTTAGTGAAGTTAAAATAGTCCCAACCACCACGAGAGTTAACCCACCCAAGACGTATCTTATCATTGAGGCAATCTGATTGACCATATTTGCCAACGTTGTAAAATGTGTATGCAATACTCTTTTGTGATGCACCTGCAAACACCGTCACTTTGTAAGCACGCCAATTTGGAAATAGTGATGGCTTAACAGTCAATCCTACCCAGTCATTAAGGTTAGCAGGATAAACAGGCAAAGCTTCAATATCATAACCATTCAATGTTACGTCCTGCGATGTAGGAGCACCAACGCTTGAAAAGATAGTGATGTTGATTTTAGTAACTACGTTGTTGCTTAGATAGGTACTATTGCCCGGTATGCAAAGCAAACCATAGTCCGATTCATAGGCAGGTATCCATGTGTTGTTTGGTGTTGTTGGTCCTGCGCCAAGATTCCACGATGCTGCAAGATACCACGGATGCGTATCTGTCTTTCTATCGCTCATGGCATAGTAGGTATTGCCTATCAATGACTGCCCTACCTTTTGACCACCTGTCTCTACATTTGGCTTATATCCATCAATCACTTGAAAGTATCCATTAATGGCTATCATACCCTCACCCGCAACTGCACTACCTTCTGCTTCTGTTAGCACACCACCAACTAACCACCACTCACTAACTGAAAATGTTATTGTGCGCTTGCTTAAATCATCTTCTGTATCTGTGGTGCTAAAGTGCCAACTCAATGGCTCATAGTTGCGCATATCTTCAAGCAATGGAGCAAGGTCAAAATACAAATTATCATCTGGTGCAGCAGGTATGTAGAAGTTGTACGTAGTTGCATCTATCGTAACCTCCACACCATAGCGGAATCCTGTCTGTGCTGTTTCAGTACTGGATGCTATTACCATTAATTTTTGACCACGTAACGCCCATTTGTAGGGCTGGTCTAAAAGTGTTACTGCCATTATTTTTTTCTTAGTCGTTTGTTCAACAATAAACGTGTTTCAATATCCTTTGAATACATCTGCATCAATTTCTCTTTGTATTCGTCCCATGTGTCTTCTATTGCCTCGCGGTAATAGTGTATTCCTTCTATTCCATTTTCACCGATGCTCCTTGCAATAGCAAAGGCTGCACTCTTGATGTTGCTTTCTGTTGACTTGATAAACTCGCCTTGCCTGTTGCGTAACTTTATAGGCTTGATGCGTAACCAATTCTCAATAGCCTTAACAGGTGGCCGCTTTGTTGGATCACCCGGATAAGGTTTGCGTCCCCACTCAATCACATCTGCATATTGACCTGCTGCATCATTGTCTACTGTGAAGTCAAGTGTAGGCTTGCGGTATCGTATGCGTAGTTTGTAGGTAAGTGAGTTAATCAATGTGCCTGATGCAACACGATTGACCACCTTACCACGCACCCTGCGTTTGATGCGCAGGTTTGATTTTGCACGCTCCACTACTGCAGCTGCATATTCCTCAAGTGCTATTTTAAAAGCATCATCCGCCATTATACTACTTCTTCAAATTCAACTATTGCACCTGTCAATGCGGTCAATGCACCTGATACACTTGAACGCATACGCATGGCAACGGTGCCATTTGCACTGCAGCGTATAACACCATCAGATGTAGCACATCCATTCACACCTGTTACCAGTGTTCCAGTGTCGTATCCTGTTTGGTTGTTTACAAAGTTGGTAGTACCGGTTGCTGCTGCTGTAAAGCGGTAGCGTGTCATGGTCAGTGTAGGACCACTAACCGCAAAATTGATAGTACCGGATGTGACCGTATAAGGAATAGTTGCACGCCACTTATATGTTTTGTTTGCTGTTACTGCAAAGGTTAACCCTGTTACATCCTGCCATGCTGTACCACTCGTTGCTACATCACCTGATAAGAACGCAGTGCCTAATCCTAAATCAGTCTTTAATGATGCAAGTGACAATGCGCTAATTGTATTATCAGCATTGATACGCAAATAACGAATAGCACTTGGATTTGGTAGTGTAGCAAGATTAGTTCCTACTGTTGTTAGTCCTATGCTATCCTGCTTACCATTGAATGTTGACCAATCAGCACTGCTCAATGCACCGCGATTTGCTGCGCTTGCAGTGGGCAGGTTAAATGTATGCGTACTGCCTGCGCTGTTAATAGCAAAGTCAGTACCTGTTGTACCTGTTGCAAATGTTTGTGTGTTTGCAGTTAGGCCATTCAGTGAAGACAATCCGATAGCATACGTAGTATGAACCTCACCTATCTTGCCGTCTTCTGTGTATAGTGTAACAGTCTTACCATTGGTGTTTTGAATATCAAATTCAATATGTATGCGGTCGGTTGCAGCTGTGACTGTATTAGGAACTGATATGCTGAACGTATACAAATCAGGCACGTTGCCATTTGTGATTTGTTCAAGTGGTGAAGTAGCCACCAACGTAAATGTGCTGCCGTTGTAAGTATAAAGCTTGGCAACTATTTCAGCATTATTTGAACCGCCACCTGTTTCACTTAAGTACACATCAATACTCCATACACCCGCAGGTATAAGTAAATGATTTGGTTCACCTACATCAGTAATAAAACGAGCTATTGCTCCTGTTGTTGCCCTGGTGAAGTTAGCCGCTGGTCCTGTGTTTGCAGCTGTGCCTAATTCATAGTAATCATTACCGCCTATCGTGCCCTGTGATATATTACCATTAAAGTAAAAAACCTGCCCACCTCCACCACCTGTGGCGGGAAAGTTAGCAAGAGTACCATCACCACGCACATATTGATCTGTGGTACCTGCACCCGTTACCGTCAATGTTCCTGCAGTAGTCACGGGTGAATTAGCAACATTAAATGCTGAAGGCATTGATAGACCTACCGAAGTAACCGTACCTCCTGTTGCCGGTGTGCTATTAACCCATTGCGAGCCGTTGTAAGATAGTACCTGCCCATTTGATGGAGTAGGCGCATTCACATCCGCTAAGTCATCAAGGTTGCTTGGTATTGACGGCTGATTGATTAAGTCATTGTAATCGCCCGATGTAGCAACTGCTGCAAGTGTTGGCTTATTCAATATCTGTGCAACACCGCTTACTGCATTCCAATCGCTGTTAACCTGTGCAGCAGGTATAGTAGGTTTGTTTAATATCTGATAGTCGCCTGTGGTAGCGTTCCAATCTACAGGTGTTTGACGCAATCTATATCCAACAGCTACAAGTGTCCAGTATGCAGGATTGCTTGGATTGATACCATCGTTATTTGCAATGCAACTATACACGCTGCCATTGTACCAAACGCGGTCACCTATCTGATAAGGATTGCCCTGTGCTGTGGTATGGTTTGCATTCCATTCAGTGCTCACATAGTCACCACCACCACCACCACCACCCGATGCATCAAACGTAACAGAGCCATCACCATTGTCAGTGATGGTAATATTAGTACCTGCAACAAGGTCAAGGATATTCTGCACTGCATTGTCTACACCATTCGTGCGTAATACGATGCCATAAGGTGTACCACTACCGCCCGTAGATGAACCGCCCACACTCCAAATAGCAGGTATATCACATGCACTCCAGTCCCAAGGCACTTCAAGCGAAAGAGTAAAGGTCACACCTGTAACAGTGTTCTTCTGCTCTTCCATGAAAGGCTCAAACGTTGGGTTATTGGTTAGCTGCACATCAAAGCCAAACAGCTGCAATCCATTCTTTACTTCAGCAACAAGGTCCTGCCCTAATCGTATGCAGTCACTGATTACCTCACGCTGGTATTCTGCTTTGTATTCCTTGTCGCGTGGTATATCAGCAAACATGATTAGAAAATCAAACTGCATTCCACCATCCACAGGACGTATTTGCTCCGGCACAACGTGCATAAATGGATATTGATCATCCTGCAGTTGGTCTGCAAGGTCAATCTGTCCATGTGTGAACCTGCGTATCAGAAAGTGACCTGCAGCAAATGCCTCAAGTCTATTGATAAGTACGTTATAGCTGTAATTGTATGTACTCATTATCTATTTCGTTTTCTCATTTCTACTTTTTGCACGTATGCATAATCGGCCAAATAGGTCAGATGCGTAAATATCTCAAGCACGTTGCGTTCTGTTACTGCATCAAACCTTGTTACATCACGTTCTGCAAGTGATTCAATGATGTGGAACCATCCATACACGGCTAATCCATCAGGGGTTGTTCCTGCTTCATCTCCTTCACTATCTCCGTTATCTCCTTTGCCAAATATTCGAGGGAACTGTTGTATAGTTCTATTTCTAAACTCGAAAAAAAAAGCAGTACATTCAGTACATGTGCAAGTGTTAACTGCTTCACATCATCTTTGTACTTGGCTATGGCTGTTGTGCTGTATGGTGCTATATCGTAATACTTACCAAACTTTGCCTTGATAGGTCGGTATAGGATGCACATCATCTTTAGTGCTGCTTCACCATTTAGCTTACCATCTTGATACAGGTTGCTGCATGAACTATCCAAGTCAATGTATTCACCAAAGCTCATTTCATTTAAGTTAGGTACAAAACCAAGTTCGGTTATACCTAATCGCACCTTGCGGTCAAAGCCTTCAGGACTTAACTGCAATGCTGCTTCAAACTTGCTTATGATTTCATCAATCACATGCATCTGAAGTATCTTAATACTTTCATTTGACTTGCCTGTGATAATATGCACCTGCTCAACCTTATCAACTGCGTTCTGGTAGTCGATGTATTTAGCCAGTGTTACACCTGCTGCGTTAGCTGCTATGTTAACCTTTATCTTCATGTGCTGTTGTATTGTAGTTTTTACGTTCTTTTTGTTACAGGTCTGAGTGAACCTGTATAACAACCGGTGCTTTTTCATCACCGCTGTGCGTTATGCGTGCTTGTTTTGGTTTGAAGTATTCGAGTAAGGCAGTGTAGTGTTTGATGTATTCTTCATCCTCCATCTCATTCATAATGCGCATAC